CAAATGGTATTCAAGTCAGTGTTAATGGTGGTGCTTGGGTAACTCCAGGTCCATCTACAACTATTCTTCCTAATCAGACATTACAGTTACGTGGTCCAGCACCATCTGCTGCAAATGGCACTATCAATACTACTGTATTGATTGGCACGGTTTCTACTGGACAAGTAACTGATACATGGAGAATTACTACTGGAGCTGCTAATGATACAACTCCAGACCAATTTACATTTAATGATAGAACTAATCAAGATGCAACTACTATTGTCTATAGTAACCAAGTATTCTTGAGTGGTATAACTGCATCAGCATCAATCAGTGTTACTTCCTCTGGAACAGGAACATCAAAATCAATTAGTCTTGATGGTGGAACCAACTGGCAAGCAATTCCATATACAGGAACATTTGATCCATCAACTCAGAGTATGAGATTACGTTTGACCACTGGTGGTTATGGATCTAATGCAGCAAATATTGGAGTAACAGTTGGTGGTGTCTCTGACACATGGAGTGTAGGAACTCTTTCTTCACAACCAGTTGGACAAAATAAGTCTACATGGTATAATTCTACTCCAGGTACTAAACAGGACGGACTTGCTATTGGCACAATTATTCCTATCTTCAGAGATTCTCAGGGTAACTGGGGACAATTGGATGGAGAACTAGATTCTAGATACCCAGGATTTAGAGAGTGTGATGGAACATCTTTGAATGCAGAAGATTATCCAGATTTATTTGAAGTTATTGGCAACAGATATGGTGGATCTGCTTCTAAGAGTGTTAATGGACCAACCACAACATATACTGGTTCTTTCCAACTTCCTAATATTAGAAACAGAAGATTGTTTGGAACAGGAAATGTTGATGGTAACCAAGGTGGATCTCCATTAGCACCAACCAGAGTAGGACCAGGAGGAACTGGAACTGGATCTGCTAATACTGTTGGATCTGTTGGTGGTGACTGGTTTATCGATACAGTCGATGCTGGTGGTAACCTACCATTAGAACAGGTTGAAGGAACTGGTAACACTGGAACTTCAGGACAATTCTATGCACTAGGAAATATTGAGACAACAGGATATGAGGGAGTTAAATCCAATGTAATTACCTTCAACGTTGCTGGTAACATCAATGCTACATGTGGTCCTCTCATTGAGACCATTGTAGAAACACCAGGACATATTCACCAAGCATTGAGTGGAACGGTTCTTAACACAACCACAGGTTTGATGGCATGGGGATCTAGAGGTACATTAACAAATGGAACTAGATTAAACACCAATGATACATCTAATCTACTGCCAGGAGGTCCTACTGCTCCTAACTCAGGACTAGGTGGACCAGGATTTACTGCTACTGTAAGTTATACTAACTATTGGGCGTCTCCTAAAGATGGTAGTCTACAATTAAATAATAACAGTGGTAACCAATTGGGTGCTATTGACGTTCTTGCAACCACAGCAAGCACCAGAATTTATTCTCCAGAGGGTGGTTTAAAGACTCATAACCATTATCTGTCAACTACAGAATATGGAGATGCTGCTAATGCTTATGGTTGGGGTAATATCAATGGACCAGGAACAAAAACTTCAGGATTAGGTGGAGCTAATGATGGCACAGTTGAGGTGGCATTTACACACACTGAACTAGGTGCTCGTGTCAATAGAGGTAAATTTGAATTGTCAACTGCTAAGGCATTGATTCCTGATGTTGTTTTAAGACCTAATGTAACCATCCCTCTCGTGCAACCATTCTTCAGAGTAAAGTATCTAATTAAGGCATACTAAATATTATTATCGGATTTATAGATTATGCAACCAATTAAACCTCTTGAGTTGATGAAAGATCCAAATCTCACCAAGAGTGAGTTTAAGGATTTTGTTGGTGTGTGGGAAAACTTTATGCCTGCATATCTCTGTGAGAAGATCATCAATCATTTTGAGCATGAACTAGGAAACTCATCCATCGTTGACGGTAAGATGATGGATGGAGAACAGCAATTTGGATCACAAGGAAAGTTAGGTCGTGATGACTTATCTCTTCTACTCAATATCACTAGTACAGAACTAGCAGGAGCTGTAAATCAGTATTTACAAGCAACTGTAATGCATTACATTGACAAATACTCTCAGTTGCAATCTTGTAGGTTATTTTCTACAGACTTAAAACTACAGAAAACAGAACCAGAGGGTGGATATCATGTATGGCACTATGAATCTAGTGACTACTCTCACTGTAACAGAGAGTTAGTATGGATTCTCTATCTTAATGATATGCCAGAAAATGAGGGAGAGACAGAGTTTTTACATCAACGTCGTCGTATTAGACCAACACAAGGAACTATTACTATCTGGCCAGCAGGTTTGACACACGTTCATCGTGGACTAACAGTTTATTCTCAGGATAAATATATACTGACAGGATGGTATCTGCAATCTCCAAGGTAAAATGACACAAGAGTACATCAACAGGAAAGACGCCACCTTTAAGAATACTATCTTAGAGGTAAACATGGCGGAGCAACTAGCAGTTTTGCATAACTACACTGCTGCTAAAATTGATGATGCCGTTTGGACGGAGAAAGTCCTTCCAAAGTTGAATCCTCAATGGCATATTGCTGGTAAAGATGAGATTGAGTATTTCATTTATTATACTGATGGCAGTTATATCTGTCAAAAGAGAAGATTGAGAACAGATAGTGAAACTAATTCACAATATTGGAAGACATATTGGTATGAGGAAGCTACTCCTGCACAGTCAAAGGAAGTTTACGAATTATTCTCTGCTCTGTTCACGTTAACAAAAGAAGAGAGAAGAACTAATTGGGTCAAAGAATCTAAGAAACTCTTTGATTATCAGTTTTACTATGAAGCAAAATGGAGAAAGATGAGAATGCAGATTGATGAAATGCTTCTGTATTCTGATTGGAGAATGCTTGCTGATTATGAAGAAGAGTTTGAGGGAGAACTAGAACTTTGGAAGACTTGGAGAAAGAGATTAAGAGCATTGCTACCAGACCTTGATACTTTCGAGAGCAACTACAAAGCATTTGAGCATGTATCAAAGACAAAGTATCCTATTGATCCTAACATGTATGTTAAAAAGTATCCTAATAAAGATGTAGAATACTTGTCAACTGACGATCAATTTGATAAACTAGACTTTAATGTCTCTACAGACTTTGTTTCTAAGAACATTATGAATATCTCTGACTTTGTTAACAATTACAATCAAGAAGATATTGTAGTGACACAGAAAGCATATGAGTTGATGAATGAACTAGAACTATTCAACTACTTCCCTGCTTTAGATAAGACACTAGTCAAACCAGAGTCTGCTCTGACACCAGAAGAACAAAACAACCCATCTACTAGCGAAACAGATAACAACAACTACGCATAATACATTATGGTCTATATTATTGATCTCCTTGAGAGAATGCATGTGAATGCTATTAATGATTTTTATGAATTTTGTTTATTTGTAGACGGTTCTGTATCTGGATCAAGTAATAAGAATGGCAAATGGAACGAAGAACTTCGTGATAGTACTCATGAGGGATCTTTGATTCAATATGTTGATAGTGCAATTAAAAAGAACGACAAGTTCAATTATATGTTTTTACCTAGGGCAACTACTTTCCCTAGGTTTTTGCGTTACAAAGAGGGAATGCACTACGCATTTCACAATGACTTTTATCAAATAAACGAATTAAGAACAGACTATAGTATTTCAATCTTCCTGAATTCACCTGATGAGTATGAAGGTGGTGAGTTAGTATTCAGACAAGGTAATATGGATACAGAATATAAACTGGAACCAGGACAGGCAATCATTTATCCTACTGGATTGATGCATAAAGTTAATCCAGTCACATCTGGTGAACGTAGAGTTTGTGTGTTCTGGTTAGAATCTATTATCAGTGATAGCAGAATTAGAGAAACTCTGGTAGAATATGCTGATACACTTCTTAGAAATGGTGAAGCACTTCAACCCTTCATTGGTGAACTAGAGAAGACTCGTTATCGTTTGATTAGAAATTATGCACAATTCTGAGATAGTAAAGAATCCGTTCACTGCTGATGCTCTGCAGGTATACAAACCAGTATTTTCTATTGAAGAACTAGAAACCATGTCAAGGTATCTAGAGAGACCAATGTGGAGATATGGTCATATCAGTAGTACTAGACACAACACTCCTCCATTCTGGAGTATGTCACTGCATGATAATAAGTTCTTTACTGAAGATCTTCTAAATAAAATACAGGAATTAACTGGTGACGAACTCCAAGTTATAACTTGTTATGCCAACGGATCAACATATGGTCTAGGAGGTCAACCACATCAGGATGCTCATGATGAATATGGTAGAACTTTTCTACTATATGCCAATACAACGTGGGATGTGAGATGGAATGGTAAGACAACATTCCTATTTGATCAAGGTCCTGAATTTGTATATCCAGAATTGAACAAAGCGGTGTATTTCCCAGGACTTATCCCGCACTTTTCTGAAGAACCTGCCAGAACATTTGGTGGATTAAGAAAAACCGTCGCTTGGAAACTAAGATTAAAATGAGAGATCACTTCAAAGGAACTAATATATTTGATCTTGGCACAGAAGAGAAAATCTCTTATGCTAAGGTTATTCCATACAAGTATGCAACGATTGCATCTCCTTTAGTAGCTGATGCATGTGTAGATCCACTGAAAACATTTGCATCGAAGTTTACAAATCCTGCTGAACAGTTTGCTGGGTTAAAAACATATACCAGTGTTGATGGTTCTGAACTATATGGTTATGAGATCACCCTTAACAATATTCC